TAAATCTTACCATAGAATTCAGGTCTAACTACTTTCTTAGCGTATCTAGTTAGTAATCCTTTTCTTGGAGTAAACGTTTCTGGATCGTATACCATAGGAGTCATAATTAATGGAACATATGGAGCAAAAACTGCACCTGCTTCCAAGAATTGACCACCTCTATAACCCATCAAGATAGTATTTTCTTTCATGTATGGGTTTTTATATACAGTATATCTGTTATTGATCGCACCAGCTTTCTGAACACCAAATGCATAAGAAGCTTTAGCAGCATCACCATCAGAGCTTGAAGCATATCCTGGGATTGATTCTAAAACAGTAGCAACTGTTGGAGAACATACTAAGAAATTAGCTCCACCTCTTAAAGTTCTTTGGTGAATTACATTAGATAACTTCTGCATCTTAGTTCCTAAAGTTTGGAACCATTGTCCTTGAGAATTGTAAAATCCTAAATCAGAACTAACAATACCGCCAGCATCTATAGCTTTATTATTCTCAGCAGACCAGTACTCAGTACCAGCAGCAGCTGATTCGATTAACATATCAAGAATTTCCATGTCAATTTCTAACGAAATATATTCACTCATAATTGAAGTTAATTCAGCCTCTGCATCTAAAGAATGGTAAGCATTTAAATCTTGAGCAAACTCAGGAGTCCAAACAGCTTTCAATTTTCTAGTTTTGGCAACGATTGCCTCACTTCTCATCTGAACATTAATTTCAGGGATTGAAAGTGGAGAGTTATCACCGTTTAAGTTATCGTTATCTGCTTCGAAATCACCTCTATTAGCATCAGTTGGTTGTAATACATAATCAACTGTAACTGTTGAAGTTGGACCTGTTGGCATAGCTGAAGCTGTTACAACGAATTGTACCGTAGAACCAACAATTTTTGTAAATGCTGACTCTTGCATTCCTGGAGCACCTGCTAAAAAAGCAGAACCAGATCTTAATTGAAATGCTCTAACTGCTTCAGTATCTAAGTTACCTAAAGCTGAAGTTGGGACAGTAACAAGTTTATATCCATTCGCAACAGCTGAAGCTGAATAAGCTGAATCTGCATTCAAATCTGCAAACCAATCAGCAACTGAACCTGTAGTTGCAGTAACTGCAGAAGATGAATCGTTTATTGAGTAACTAAATCTACCAGCACCGTATAAACCACCAGTTGCAGTGTTACCGAAGTTTGCTGAAGCGTCTCCATAAAGAGAATCATCAGTTGTAGCAACACCAAAAGGAGATTTTGCAGTTCCATACTGGAAATCTAGGAAAAATACTAGACCAGATGGTAAATTCATAGGCTGAACAGAAACGAATTCCTTAGCAGCGATTTGACCAAACACTTTTCTTACTAACGGTAAAGCTACACCAGCCCATTGAGCACCTGTTCCAGTAGAAAAACTACCAGCACCTGTACCACCACCTGTGTTACTTTCTTCCGTTACTAATTGCTTAGCTTGGTTTTCTAGGATCATAGACATATTGTTCTTATCAGTTTCGTTTCCTACACCTTCCAACAATCCTGTCTTTTCCCACTTGTTGGCTAATCTTGCAGCATCACTCTGTAGTGATTTGTACGGATTAGCACTTTCCAAAAGAGATTGTAATTGTGACATTGTTTTAATTTAATTTTAGTTTGTTAATTATTTATTTTAATTTGTTAATACCTGCTAGTTTTTGAAATCTAGCAACCATTTCATTCGACTCAACTATAGGTTTTTTATTAACCTTAGGTGTTAAAGTTGCTTTTGAAGCAGATCCAATCATGTTTTCAGAAATTTGTTTAGTTTTCTTTGTTTTGAAATTACCATTGATAGTTTCAAATACTAATTTAACTTCTTTAACTGATGAAGCTTTATCAAATGCTCCTAAAACTTTTACCTTTTGAGACTCATTTAATGATTTAGATTTAAAGATTTTATTTGAATAAAGCAATTTAGCGTTAAGCAAGTTAATTTCATTAAGTTCTGAGTTTAAAGAATTTATAGTAGCATAAGCTTCATCTAATTCTTTTTTTACTTCCTCCATGTAATCATCTTTCTCTTCTGCAACAACTTCTTCTTCAGATTCAATTTCAACATCCATATCCATATCCACTTCCATTTCATCTTCATCATCATCTTCAACAGCTTCACCAGCTTCTAACTCACCAGCTTTAACCATATCTTCAATAACGTCTTCGATAAATGATTTTAGATCTTCTTCAGACATATCTTCAAGATCAATATCTTCATCTTCTTCTTCAGTTTCAACTTCTTCAGTTTCTTCCTCAGTTTCTTCAACTTCGTCTTCTTCTGCTTCTGTTAATTCTTCTTCCAAAGATAAATCATCTTCTTTAATATCTTCTTTTTCTAACTCATTTAAAATTTCATCCAAATCCATTTCTTCATCCATTTCTTCTTTTTCTTCAGAAATAGTTTCTTCAATAGTTTCTTCTTCAATTTCATTTTTTACTTCTTCTACTTCTTCTTTAACATCATCTTCTTCATACTTATCCATTTCTTCTAATTTTGAAGCTAGCATGGATTTGAGTTGAGGAGAAAATGCTTCTTCTAAAGCAACTTTAGCATTGGCAATAGCTGACTCTTTTACAGTTTTGGCATCAGCAATAGCCTCTTTTAAAAATTCTCTGTTCATCTTCCTAAATTATTTTTTGTTGGGAAAGTACGCTTATTGAATAGTAGCGTAATAAGTAATTAAACAAATTTTAGATACCATATAAAAAAT